TTACTGAAAAGATATAAGAGTAGTGGTGAGTTAAAGGTTCATCTTTTAATAAACCACTTTATTATTCTTTACAATATATTTGGTGAAGCTGCTACTCCAATGCTTTTCTATAAAATAGAAAAGAATTTGTGGTCTGCTATAAAATCTTTTATAGTATTTCTGGATAAACTTCCAGAACATCCACACACTTATATTCATGATATTGAGATGGATGAAGTCTGTTTAAAGGAATTGCGGAGGATTACTCATGGAGAAACAAAAGATTGATAGATTCATAGATGCATTTCGTTCTGCAATGTACCATGAGTTTCAAGTAGATGAAGAAGGAATGGTAGCAAATGCTCCAGGAGCCCAAGGTGGATTTAGTTCATCATCCCCTGCTGCTGGACCTACTGCTGGATTTGATACAGTATTGACTCCTCCTAAAAAAAGGCAGGAAAAAGAATTTAAGTTGGATGGTAGAAACAAATACGTTAAAAAATATATTTCTGATTTGATGTCTAAAAGAGAGAAGAGGGCAGCGAAGAAGGCGCAGAAAAGTGCTTTGAAATATAATCCTTACTTTAAGTAAGATAATGGTTTGGTGGGATAAGGAAGCTAAAACTAAGATTGCTGTAACCCATCAGAAGGTGGAAGATATCAAGCCGCTTATTCATAAGATGGAGTCAGCAATAGAAAAATTAAGTGAGTTAAATACATCAGTGAGTAGGATGCTTGCCGTCCATGAAGAAAGAATTACCAAGCAAGAAGAAATCGACGTTGTATTATTTTCTAAAGTTGACCAACTCCGTGATAAAATGGACCTCGATCATAACAGTGTCCTCTCAAGAATACAGTCGTTAGACAGAAAGATATGGATTGCTATTGGTTCTATAGCAGTTATTACCTTTATTATTGCTGAAACTCCACTCATATCATCCTTGACAAGATCATCCTCAAGCAGTATAATTGAGAAAATTGATTAGGTGATATGGATTATATTGATGTTAAATACATCAATTTGATTTCCTCTAGACTATTAAAATTTAAGAGAGTAAAGCCTCATCTGTATAATTTTAGGTGTCCAATCTGTGGGGATTCTCAAAAGAATAAGAATAAAGCACGCGGATATTTCTATCAAGTAAAAAATAATACTAATTTTAAGTGCCATAATTGTGGTCTTAATATTTCTTTTAATAACTTCTTAAAACAACTAGACCAACCTACTCATAAACAATATATATTTGAGAAGTTCAAGGAAGGTCATACTGGAAAGAACTTTACTACGTCTACTCCAGAAGAAGTGTATAGTAATTTAAAGGAATCAAAACCAAAGTTTAAGAAGAAGATTAAAATAGATCTTCCTTCTGCATTTGATGTTATTGAATCCCAAACTTATCTTTATTCAAGGGCAATTTTGAATGGAGATTTTTATTACGCCAAAAGTTTTAAAGAGTTTGTGAATAGTATCAAACCAGGGTTCTTTGAGGATATGAGTTTTGATGATTCTAGGATTATTATTCCTCTTATAAAGGACGATGTTTTGATTGGAATACAGGGAAGAAGTCTAATTCCTAAATCGATTAAATACATTACCGTGATGTTAGATGATGATGCCCCCAAACTCTATGGACTTGAAAAGATTGATGAAACAAAACCCATTTATATCGTTGAAGGACCGTTTGACTCCACTTTCTTGGAGAACTGTGTTGCTATGTGTGGGGCCGATGTTGATATTGGGTCGTTTGGTTGGAGCAATTATATTTGGGTTTTTGATAATGAACCTCGGAGCAGAGAAATCACCAACAGAATCTCCAAAACAATTGATAGAGGAGATAAGGTAGTGATTTGGCCAAGCAATGTTCATGAAAAGGACATTAATGATATGGTTCTCGCTGGACATCATGTGAAAGAAGTAGTAGAATCAAGTATATACCAAGGTCTAGAAGCAAAACTTAACTTTACAACTTGGAAAAAAATATGAGCAACGGATTAAAAGTTAAAAAGAGAAGGGGTCACTATGAAGCCCTTGATCTTGAAAAGATGCATAAGATGGTAGAAGAGGCCACAGAAGGTCTTGCTGGTGTCTCTGCTAGTCAAGTAGAGATGCAGTCTGGTATTCAGTTCTATGATGGTATTACCACAGAGGAAATACAAGAGATTCTTATTAAGAGTGCTAGTGATTTAATTGATCTAGACCATCCTAATTACCAGTATGTTGCTGCTCGTCTTCTTCTTTTCTCCTTGAGGAAAAAGATATATGGTAATGGTAGAAAGAAGATTACTATTCCAACATTAATTGATCACATTACAAAACAAGCATATGCTGATCATTATGATAAAGATATCTTTACCAAATATTCACAGGAGGAGATAGAGAAGGTTGGAGAATGGGTAGACCATAATCGTGACTATTTGTTTACATATGCTGGATTACGCCAAGTTGTAGATAAATATCTGGTACAAGATAGAAGTACTGGGGAACATTATGAAACCCCTCAGTTTATGTACATGATGATCGCATTGACGATCTTTGCAGAATATCCAAAAGAAACGAGATTAAATTATGTCAGACGATACTACGACGCAGTCAGCAAGCACAAGCTCAACATCCCAACCCCGATCATGGCGGGAGTCAGGACCCCTATTCGTCAATTTGCATCTTGTGTTCTGGTTGATATTGATGACACCCTCGATAGTATCTTTAGCAGTGATATGGCTATTGGCAAATACGTCGCACAACGTGCTGGTATCGGTATTAACGCAGGAAGAATCAGAGGAATCAACAGCAAGATCAGAGGAGGTGAAGTCCAGCACACAGGTGTTGTCCCATTTCTCAAAAAGTTTGAGTCAACTGTCAGATGTTGCACTCAAAACGGCATCAGAGGGGGTTCAGCAACTGTCCACTTCCCTATTTGGCATCAAGAAATCAGAGACATCCTCGTCCTCAAAAACAACAAAGGAACAGAAGACAACAGAGTTAGAAAGTTAGATTATAGTATACAGATATCCAAGTTATTTTATGAGAGATTTATTAAGGATGAAGAGATAACTCTCTTTAGTCCTCATGATGTTCCTGGTTTATATGAACATTTTGGTACAGAACAGTTTGATGAGTTATATGAAAATTATGAGACTATAGAAGGTCTTCCTAAGACAAAGGTTAAAGCACAAGAACTTATTCTTGACTTATTGAAAGAGAGAGCAGAGACTGGTAGAATCTATATCATGAATATAGATCATTGTAATAGTCACTCTTCTTTTAAAGATCAAGTCTTTATGAGTAATCTATGTCAAGAGATTACTTTACCAACATATCCTTTAAGTCATATTGATGATATGACTGGTGAGATTGCACTTTGTATTCTTAGTGCAGTTAATGTAGGTAAGATAAGAACTGATGAAGAATTAGAAGACTTATGTGACCTTGCAGTACGTGGTTTAGAAGAGCTAATAGACTATCAGGATTACCCTGTAAAGGCAGCAGAGATTGCTACAAAGGCACGTAGATCCCTTGGAATAGGGTTCATTGGTCTAGCACATTATCTTGCTAAGTTGGGTTATGATTATGGGTCACAGGAGGCATGGGATGCTGTTCATGGACTTGCTGAGTCCTTCCAGTATTACCTTCTAAAGGCATCAAATAAGATTGCAGAAGAGAAGACACATTGTGAGTATTTTGGAAGAACTAAGTATGCTGATGGGATACTTCCTATTGATACATATAAGAAAGACTTAGACGAGATTTGTTCTCAACCTTTAGCACATGACTGGGAATCTCTTAGAGCATCTATCTTGGAGCATGGGTTACGGCACTCAACACTGTCAGCACAAATGCCTTCGGAGAGCAGTTCCGTTGTGTGCAATGCAACCAATGGAATTGAACCACCAAGAGATTATCTGTCCATTAAGAAGTCCAAGAAAGGACCTCTTAAGCAGATTGTTCCATCTTATCAAACACTGAAGAATAACTATACTCTTCTTTGGGATATGAAATCTAATGAAGGATATATTAATGTAGTTGCAGCAATGCAGAAGTTCTTTGACCAAGCAATTTCTGGTAACTGGTCTTATAATCCAGAGAACTATCCAGATAATGAAGTGCCTGTTAGTACAATGGCTCAAGATCTTTTAACCACTTATAAGTTAGGTTGGAAGACTTCTTATTATCAGAATACTAATGATATGAAGACTGATGAGGTAACAGAAGATTTAGAGTCTGAAGTTGGAGAGGCTAGATTGGGTAGTTTGTTGAATGAATTAAGTACCATCGAGGAGGGTGAATGTGAATCCTGTGCAATCTAAAGTGAAGGGAATGACGGTATTCAATACCTCAGAAGTTGATTATAAGAAACAACCTATGTTCTTTGGTGCTCCTTTAGGAATTCAAAGATATGATTCTTATAAGTATCCTGTATTTGATAAGCTGACTACACAACAACTTGGTTATTTTTGGAGACCAGAAGAAGTATCATTACAGAAAGATCGTGGAGACTATCAAACGCTGCGTCCAGAACAAAAGCACATCTATACGAGTAATCTTAAATATCAGATCATGCTCGATAGTGTACAAGGCCGTGCTCCTGGTATGGCTTTTATACCTTACTGCTCTCTACCTGAGTTAGAAGCATGTATGGAAGTGTGGGGATTTATGGAGATGATTCATAGTAGATCCTATACATATGTTATTAAGAATGTTTATCCAGACCCCTCTGAAGTATTTGATACTATTATTAAAGATAATAGAATATTAGAACGTGCTGCTACAGTTACAGAGTCTTATGATACTTTCATTAACTATGCACAGGAGTATGGGCAGAGTAGTGCTTGGAAAGATGATATGAGACATCATCCCAATTCAGAATGGACACTCAGAGATTTAAAAAGACACTTATACAGAGCAGTTGCCAATGTTAACATCCTTGAGGGAATTCGTTTCTATGTTAGTTTTGCTTGTTCTTTTGCTTTCGGTGAGCTCAAGCTTATGGAAGGGTCTGCAAAGATCATATCCCTTATTGCAAGAGATGAAAATCAACACCTTGTTCTCACCCAAACAATATTAAAGAATTGGCGAGAAGGTGATGACCCTGAAATGAAAAAGATAATGGAAGAGGAAGAAGAGTGGACATATAAGATGTTTGATAAGTGTGTAAATGAAGAGAAGAAGTGGGCAGATTATTTGTTCAAAGATGGTAGTATGATAGGATTAAATGACAAATTATTACAGCAGTATGTTGAATGGATTGCTAATAAGAGGTTGAAAGCTATAGGATTGAAACCACAATATGATATTCCTTTGAGAAGTAATCCACTTCCTTGGACACAACATTGGATTAGTTCTAAGGGTCTTCAGGTAGCACCACAGGAGACAGAAGTAGAATCTTATGTAGTTGGTGGTATCAAACAAGACGTTAAGAAGGATACATTCACTGGATTTAAATTATGAAATTTTTGTTTGATGTTGATGGTACAATAACTCCTAGTAGAAAGGAAATTGTCCATGAATTTTGGGCTCCTTTTCTTATATTTTGTCGTACTCATGATGTCTATCTTGTTACTGGTAGTGATAGGCAGAAGACATTAGAACAGTTGGGATTGGATATATGCTACACAGCAAAGAGAGTATATAATTGTTCTGGTAGTGATGCATATGAAAGAGATGTGAATGTCTATAGAGACATATGGGAACTACCAAAGGAAGTAGAAAAAGTTTTAGAAGATGCATTAGAATGTAGTTCTTTTCCTATTCGTAATGGAGTTCATATTGAGAGAAGACCAGGCCAAGTTAACTTTAGTATCTTGGGTAGAGGTAAAGACCCCTCTGTTGGAAGAGAAGAATATGTAAAGTGGGATACTGAAAGATCTGAAAGAGTAGGTTTAGTACAGAGACTTAGGGATGAATTTCCAGACTTAGCAATAACACTTGGTGGACAAACTGGTATTGATATAGGACCAAAGGGAAGTGATAAGAGTCAGATACTTAGGGATTTTGATAAGGATGATGAGTTACGTTTCTTTGGTGATAAGATTGAGGAAGGTGGAAATGATTATTCATTAGCAAAGGCAATAGCAACCAATGGTATGGGAGTTGCATATAATGTGAAAGACTATAAAGAGACCTGGCACATACTAGGACACTATATAAACTAGAAAGATAAAGATTATGAAATGGAATCGACTGGTGAGGGACATTATGAGAACCCCTGGACCTATCAAGGTACAACTTTTACTTCTGATGACATTGACGACTTCTTCGGTTTTGTCTACAGGATTACAAATCTTCAGACAGGGAAACAATACATTGGAAGAAAATATTTTACCCAGCGTAGAAAGCCTAGAAGTGGGAAAAGCAAGAGACGGGTTACGTCTGAGAGTGACTGGAAAAAATACTACGGAAGTTCTCCAGAACTTAAGGCCGATATTAAGAACTTTGGAAAAGGATTATTCAGAAGAGAAATAATAAGTCTTCACAAGACACTAGGTAAAACCAATTACGAAGAGACCAGACAGTTGTTCTTGAACAATGTTTTAACAGAAGCACTTGACGATGGAACTCCTGCATACTATAATAGTAATGTCTTAGGTCGATATTACAGGAAAGATTATTTTGAAATTTAAAGCAACTGTTAATGTAAGGTTACGAGGATCTGTATCAGATGCTGCTGGTAATGCTGTGATGAATAACACTAAGAGAAT